CCCCCAGCGGCGCCCATCAGCGGGTTGGACCCGCCACTCCCGCCCGTCGTGGTGCTGGTCGTCGTGGATCCATGGGGCATGCCGAACAGGGTGCCCTGCTGGATCGCTAGTTGGCGCATCGGGTAGTTCTGCTGCTCCTGCCATTGCTGGTAATCGAAGTCGGCCTGCGCTTGGTCCAGCTTGCGCTGTGCCATCCCGACCTGATTCGCGAGGTCGATGTCCTGCATGCCGAACTGCCGCTGCGTCCCCGCCATCGTCGCCAGTTGGTTCGCTGCGCTCAGCCGCAGGTTCTGTGCGTTGTATGCGTTCGTGATGTCGCCTTGCGCGAGCCCGGCCGCGTTGTTAAATGCGTTGGCATACATGTTCGCCATCTGGTTCGCGTAAATGTCCCCGTAGTTCCGCGCGGTCTCTGCCTCCGCCACACCATGTCGCGACCCACCAAACGCCCCGGCAGCGGCGGCGGATTGTGCGTTCTTTTGCTGCGTCATCGTCTGCTGCCGCTGGATGTCCGACATCGCGCGGTCGCTGACGTTTTGCAGATATGGGTTCATGTACTTGTCGAGCCCCATGTCGAGGATCGATTTTGCGTTGTATTCGGTGCCGGCCCGGGTTGCGCCCATGCTCTGGTCAAGCGCGGCGCCACCGACGTTGGCATTCGAGAACGCCATTGCGCGCTGCTGCGCCTCTATTTCGGCCGGGGTGAACTGCGCCACCCGCTGACCGGTATAGGCCTCATATGGCTTTGAGGCGACCTGCGAGGCCTGCTGCCAAAGCTGCTGCCCGGCCGTGTCCATCCACTCCGGCAACTTGACGGTCGATGTGCTCGTCTGGGGCGAACTCGAACTACCCATTTACAGCTCCTTGGTAAGAGTGACCTGTTCGGCCACATAACCGCGTCGTTTTGTCATCCAACTGCGCTCCCATCCGCGCCGGCATGTAGTAACAATCCGCCGGCACCCATTGCGCCGCGCGTAATCCTCGACATAAGCCTCGATGCGCTCGGCGGCTTCCAATGAGCCCCCCGCCAGCCACCCGTTCAATTCTTTGCAGCGCGGGTGCGCCACAATTTCAGTGACGGCGCATCCCTCGGGGTCCGACCAGAACTGCGCCTGCCCTCGCGCTACTCGGTCGAACACATCGACCACATGGTGCGTGCCGCCGGACCGGGCCAGCGCGGCCTCGATCCAACCGTAGCACCGGGCGAACACCTCGGCCCATTCCGGCAGCTCACCGTCGACCCGGACAGCGTCCAGCGCTAGAGCGAAGTCGCGGTCAACACCCCAGCGTTCGAGACCGTCAGTTTCCATCGCGTACCGTCTGGTGAGGACAAAATCAGTCGCTCGGGCCCGCTCACCTCTAGGTCCTGCCCGCGTTTTCGGTTCATGGTATCGGCCCGCTCGATAATCCCGTTGCGCACGACCTCTCGCTCGGCGCTGTACGCCGAAAGCGGGACGGGCAAACGAAGTGATGCCGGCGCCGGGGAACTCATCGGCCGCCCCCGGTCGTCGCCTCTACGCGCGGCGTGCCGACGCGCCAATCGGCGTCAGCAGCACCAGTCACGCGCACGGCCGCTTGCCGTCCGGTAAAACGCACGTCGGTGTAATCGTCTAACGAATAAGGGCCGAACGTGGACTCAGGCCCGTTGGGCGTGAATCGGGTCTTAAACGACATGGTCACCTGCCCCTGCGTTTTCTCGTCCGGGAGCAGCTTGGTCACCACTGCAACCGCATCCCCGTTGCCGATTTCTATGGCGCCGCTCTCCGCGTAGCGCGCGCCAAGCAGCGGCGAGTTGGCCGCGGTCCAGCCCTGTTCGTGCGAGTAAACGTAACCGTCTGTGCTGGCCGCAAACGGATAGCGAAAAATGCCACCCGCGGTCCACGCGGTGCGCGCCATCTGGCCGATGCTCCAGTGGTTTTCGCGATAATTCCAGAGCACATACCGGTCATTTTCGGTCGAGGATGCGCTAGGGTAGAACCACCATATTTCGGAATGCTGCGGGTTAGCGCCAGCATAAACCTTGCTGATCTGGTTGGTGTTGATGTCGCCGAAAACATAATCGTGAACGTCGCACGGCAAAATCCCAGCAGCGCCGTCATATTTATAGAAGTTGTCAACACCCATCCACACAGCAAACGTGTCGCCGGCCGCGATAGCGTTGGCGCCGACAACGCCGCAAAACGACCCGACCCGCTCAAATCCGTAGATATATGGCAACCCGACATAGGTCATGATGTGCGCATCAACGTCGGTGACAATTAAGGTCTGACCGCGGACGCGGCGCGCGGCCTTAATCGTGCCGCTGGTTTGCAGCTCCTGATCCCCGGCCGTAGTCGTCGCTGTGACCGTCCACTGGTTGCGGTCCTCTTGCGATGACCACTGGACCTTGCGGCCGTTGCCACCTGCCCCAAGCGCGACCAGATGCCGCTCTGGCGTGACGAGCACCCCGAGGTTGGACACAGGCGCGTTTGTGACCGTGGTGGCCACGCTGGCCGTGTTGAGCGTCCACTCGAAGAGGTTGCCGTTGTGGGGCGCCACTGCGACCAGATACTCGCCCCATGTATCAAAGGACCACGTCGCTACATCCAAAATAGCGCCGCCAGATGCGGCCCGGGCGGTGCCGAACGTGCTAGCACCAAAAGGCCCAGTGCCATAGCCAAGACCGTAAACCGCATCGACGCGGCCGGCAGTCAGCCCGGCCGGGGTGATGTCGTACAGCGTCCCGGAGTCGTTCCACGCATACAGTTTGCTGTTGGTCCCGACTGCCAAATAGCGCTGGATGCCCAACGAACGCCACGAAAACAAACCCCGGCAGACACCCGTGAATGTCGTTGCCGTTTGTCTCTGCCACCCGCCAATCGGTAGCAGCATCCCGCTGGACCACCGCACGAGGTTTGCGTCAAACCAACGGCCACCCACAGAATATTGTGTGCCGTTGCGAACGACCCCTGCGGGGAGTTTAAGCGGAACCAGCGCCATCAGGGTTCTTTTCGGAAAATTTCGATTGCCGAGATAACAGCGCCAACAGCTAGACCAATCTGCTGCACGGCCTCGGGGTTAACCCCAACGCCCATCGTGCCCGCCATGATAGCGGCACCGCGCCAAGTAGACGGTTCCCGCGCCCGATCTAGAAAAAACTTAAGATTCATGGAGGCCCCTCCTATGGAAGGTTAATCAGGTTCTCGGCCACGCGCCGCGCCCAGCCGCGCCCAAAAGTGCTAAACGTGTGAAGCTCAGTCATAAATTTAAGCCGCTGACCGTTGTAGACCGCGGCCAGCTTGTAAGGCTCCATTGCCACCACGGCGCTCAGGGTCTTGTGCCCGATGACGCCATCGTCAGTGACGCCCACGGCCCGCTGAAGCCACTTGATGGCCTGCCGGACGCCGCTGTTGACGGCGGCGTCGAACACCGCGAACCGCGCATGCTTGGGCAGTTCATCGGCGTGGATAACATCCCAGAAGTCGCGCAGGTATAGCGCCTTGGCCCGCTCCAGCGTCAGCCCGGCGATGTCCTCGCCCGGATAGGCGCGTTTGGATACGCCGAATTTCGTTTCGCCTCCGGGGTCTTTCGGGTCGTTGACGTAACCGCCCTCGTGCCCGATAAGTACCTTAAATGCTTCATCAAATGTCATTCTTTGTCATCCGATGCGATTTTGATGCCGGTAATCAGGCCAATGAACCCGCCGACAATGGTTTGAAACGCGGGGAGCACGGCTTCAAATATTTTGTTGTTATCGACCTTTTCGTCAAACAACCCGATCATCATCCCAAAAACCATCCCAAACAAAATAGTCGATAGCGTAACCGTAGCAATAAGCGTCACCCAGACCGACAAATTTTCTCTCATTACTTCCCGAGCCCCTTGACTGCCGCCGCCACAATGGCCACTGCCGATGCGATCCCCGCGGTCCACTTCACGACGCTGACGATGTATCCGGCCGTTTCCCAAGCCCGAACCAGACCGCTTACCTGATCAGTCAGCTCGCCTACCCGGTTGGTGAGATGCTCCACATCCTTGCGTAACAGCGCTAGCTCCACGTCGTTCTGCCTTCGTTCTAGATGTTCAGCCACCGGACACCCCGATAAGCCGGAGCAGTTCCGGAGTAGGTTTTTGTAGCGCGGACGATTTAATGGCCTGCGCGGCAAGCTCGCGCAAATTGTCGACGCGCGCGGCTGCATCCCGGCTTTGCTTGGCTGTCTCGATCAGGAGCATCGGCATGGCCGCGATGGCACAGGTGTACTTGTCGATGGTCTCACCCGTCTGCGGGTGCTGGCCTTGCAGATGGATGTGCCAGCAGCAGGCATGCTCGGCGCATTCGTCTTTGATCAGGGGGCAGATGGTCTTCACGGCGGCTAGGTCTTGGTGATGACGTGCATGTCGTAATACTGCAAGTCCATCGTCATCGGATGGGTGTGGCCGCTCGCAGCGTTTTGCGACGCGGTAGTCGTCGCTGTTGCGGTGTATGCAAACCCGTAATCGCTATTGTCGCCACCGAGTGTGGCGCCTGCCGGAAAACTGACCCGGTCGTAATTGTGGCTATGCGACGGCAGGCCCGACTGCGCCGCGGTCAGCGTCGTTGAGTCGGTGGTCTTAGCGGCCGAGAAAACGGTCGTCCATGTGTCCGTACCACCGGAGCTGGGGGTCGCGGAAACAATCCGCAGGCCTTTGTTGGTTTGCGCGGCAATCGTCCAGCCGGTGGGCACCGAGCCCGTGCCGGCCGCGCTGGGGCGGAACAGCGTCTGGTTGCCGGATACAAACTGCAAGCCACTTGCGGTGTCCGCGTAGGTCTTGGTGACAGCGTCGGTGCCGACCGTTGGCGCCGCGAGCCCGGTGATTTTGAACCCGCCCATCGGAAAATCAGCCGTGGCGCCTGTCGTGACCTTCAGCGTGGTGAACTCAGCACCCCCGTCCTTCAGCAAAGCGCCGTCGATTGTTACGCCCGACGCCGCGGTGCGCTCGGCAATCGCGTTTGTTTCGATGCTGCCGGTGATGACAATCTTTTTGCCGGCGCCGATGTTGATGCCGACCGACGTGCCCGTCCCGGCCGCGCTGAAGATGGCATCCAGCAAGTCGATGTCGGTGTTGAGCTTAGCGCCCCATGTGTCCGCGCTGGCACCAACCTCCGGTTTGGTCAGAGACAGGTTGGTGGTAGTGGTATCTGCCATCGGAGGCCCTCTTTATGCGGCGGCGGACCAGCCGCCCGGTGGTACTGTTTGCGCGGTCCACGTCTCGGCCGGGGTCGCTTGCGCGGCCCACGGA